CTATAGGTTGTATCGCACAATCTTTGTAGTGATCTCCACCTACTTGTTTTTCTAGTGATGATTCTTCTCTCATTTTTCTAAGTATATATTCATCTCGTGATTCGTTTCTTTTAGACATGCTCCCCTCTATAAAAAAGAATGTAACTTTTTTCTCATCTCTGTATTATCTTTTGATGTAACAGCCTTCACAGCAAAGGTTCTTATTGTTTTAGGATCAACGCCAGCTAACTCACAAGTGTAAACAAAGTTCTCACATGTAACACCAATAGAGGCAAAGACCCACGCATGAGCTTGATCTCTCAGCAAAGATGTTTCTACCGTTTCATTATCTTCTTTAGGTTTAGATAAGTCAAGCAGTGCTCTTAAAATAATTGCTAAGTTTAAACTTCGATCAGGATCTTTTCCTGTTAAATCATATAAAGATTCTTTTTGTTCTAATTCATCTTCCATCTGGAGGTTCTTGTACTGGCCTATAAAATTTACCTCCTACATAATTATTGTAGAAGGCTGGTTCATCTGTTCCCTCTAGGGTTGCTGTTAATACATGGTTTATTACTTGGTAATAACACTCATAGTATTTTAAACTTCTTTTATTTTTACACTCACAAATAATCTCAAATTTAAATGCACGTTTACCTAAGTTTTTTATATCTTCATTTAAGTATTTACTAGATCCTGTATATACTTTCCAATTAGACTCTACCTTTTTACCTTTTCGAGTTATGAAATATTGTTTACAACCTATGTAAGATTTTTTTGTTTTCTTGTTTGTTATTTTATAAACGAAACCAAAGTGTGTATTTGGATCTGGTTTCTTACGATACTTCCAATGCATGTACTTCTTCTACATCTGGTTCTTTTTCTACGTGTGTTAAAAACCTGTTACCTTTTGAATATTTAAATACACGTAATCCTTTACCCTTATTAGAATTAGACCAACACGTTTGCTTATGACTACAATAGACACAACCAACAGCAAGCTTACGATTACCAGACTTGCCATCAGGTATATCAGCATAACACTTATCAGGCAAACTATTTTTATTAATAACATCTTTAAGATGTTTGACTCTTGCTGTTGCATTGATCATATCCATCTGATGTATTTTAGATAAGCATATCTCTCCAGTAGATTTATTTATAGCAAGAAATGCTGCACTATCTATATCATTAGCTTGTGCATAAGCAGATACTTGAGCAACGTAACCAAAAGGATCATCTTCTAGTAAATTATTTCTTTTAAATTTATCAAAACCAAAACCACTAGCAGACTTGCAGTCAACAAGAACACCATCAATAACAGAGTCTTGATGACCAGCTACACCATCAATGTATACTTCTTTTTGTTGATCTTTAACTTCATGCCCTGCAATAGTGGAGAACAAAAGTAAAAGCTCTTCTAAAATATAACCATATAAAAACTTTATTCTAGTTGATGGTTTAAGTTGATGCTCTTCAATAGGTTTATTTATATCAAACCAAATCTGTCTATCTGGTTTACCTATTGCAGATAATCTTAAACCTTTCCTATCTCTAGGAACATCATATAAAAATTCTTTAATATGTACCTTCAGCATTTCACCAAAAGTATCTATGTGTTTATCTACTTGTGCTTCATCCATATCTATAGGATCAAGACTAAATAAATTATATATATCTTCTACAAGAGTATCAATAGTTTTCATTGTAAAATGGGGGAGCAGTGCAGAGAGGAAACACCACTCCCCCTCTCCTTAGTTAGAAGGGAACAGAGGCTGACTCTTGTACGTAACCACCGTCAACCGGGGCAAAGTCTTCCTCGCTATTTGCGTATTCAATAAAATCCACAACCTGAACAGCAGCAAGGTCAGCGGATACGCCAGACTTACCAGCATAGTTCCATTCATAAGGAATGGCTTTTACATTTACAAGACTGCCATTGGCAATCAACTTATCATCCCACAGATTATTCTGTGAGTCTTTAACAACAGGTGGCTTTCGCTCACTGCCATCTTTACGCATCACTTTACGCTTTATGGTAACAAAGTCACCACGTTCATCACCTTTATTTGTTATCTTGAGATTAGCTCCCTCAATAACAGATCTATTTTCATCATTCACTTCAACTTGAATAGACCAAACTGGGTCAAACTTTGTGTTAGGTTCAGTGATTGATGCGTAGTGACATTTTCCTGTAATGTAAATTGGATCATTCATGATCTTTATGTTCTCCATTTAAGTTTCACTGGACTATTCCAGCCTTGATTGTCTAGTAACTTATACACAATAGCATACCATAATTTAGTTGTCAAGTAATTTAATGTGTTTCTGACCAATTATTTCCAACTTTATAATCAGAGTCTAAGTCACATTTAAAATTAAATATTTTTTGTGTCTGGTACATTGCCTCCTTTGTTAGTTTACAAAATCTCTGAACATCTGGTTTAGCTACTTCAAACTGGTACTCATCATGAACAGATGCCACCAACTTTGCATCAACTCCAGATCTTCTAACCTTTTCATTTATCTGCACAAGCCATTGCTTACAGACTATAGCACCAGCACCTTGTAGTAAAGTATTTAGTGCTGCATGTTCTGATCTAATATGTAGTCTTCTACCATCAAGACCTTTAATAGTCCCACTCTGAGCAGCCTCTGATACATTTGATCTTAGTACTTTCAAAGCTGGCATATTAGATAAGAACTTAGATATTAATCTTTGTCCTGTAGAAGCAGAACCACCAACAACTTTACCTATCTTAGCTGGTCCTGCACCATATAGAAAAGCATAGATAAAAGTCTTAGCTTGATCTCTAGTTTTTAATCCTGCTGCTTTTTGATTAGCAGTATGTACGTCACCAGTTAAAACCTCTTCTGTAAAATTAGTATCGTTCATATAGTGTGCAAGACATCTGAGTTCAAGACCACTTGCATCAGTGCCTACAAGTTTATGTGTGTCGCTGTTTGACACTCCCCATAGTGCTCTACATTCTTTTCCATAAGGACTATAGACTGCTGGCACTTGGGCCATGTTGGGACTGTGGTGAGCCATACGGCCAGTGATAGTTTTAAGAGTAAGAACACTACCATGAACACGTAAGTCATTACTACATTCCTTTATCCAAGATTTTAAAAGACCAGTTCTCTTTTGTAGGAGAAAGTATCTACTAAACATTTCTGCTTCTGGCATTTTAATTTTAGATAGTACAGCTTCATTAATTACAACATTACCTTTTTCTGTGTATACATCTGGCTCCCAACCACGTCTCATCAATCGGTCTGCTATTTGTTGTCGAGATGCTATATTAAATGGTATTTCTTTTGTCTTAGTTTTAAGCTCTACAATAGTAGGCTCAAACATTTCTATTGATTGTTTTTCTAATTCATGTTGTTCATCTTCTAATTTAGCTAAGAGTAACTGACCTTCTCTCATGTTAAACGCAAAGCCATTACGTTCTTGATTATCTATAATAACTCTAACATCTCTTTCTAATTCATAAGACTTTTTAGAAAACTTTGTGCCTTCTAACTCAAGACGTTGCGCTACTTTTCTGGTTAATGCTACGTCTTGTTTACAATAGTCTAGCATCTCAAGAGTAAAATGATTGAAGTCATCGTAATCAAACTTATGATAGTTTAATTCTTTACCCCATGCTTTTAAACTATGTCCTCCATCTCTGATGGGATTAAATAGTTGAGACTCCAACAAAGTATCACGTACTTGTGAAGAAGATATTTTAGATCCTGTTAATTTATTTAAGACAGGAGCATCAAAGCTAAGACCATTGTGCATTATGAATGTATCTATTTTTTTTGACCACTGCCCAAATTCTTTACACTGATCTCCTACCCACTCACGCATCTCTCCTGTTTTATAATGTTGTGCTACTATGCAGTGTATACGACTAGCATCTAAGTTGTCTGTCTCTATGTCTACTACGGCTGTAGTCATGGTATGTCTATAAGATTTGCTCTTTCTACTGGTATATGAAAAAACTTTTCTCCCTTGGAGATATTTTTATTGTAAGCTTCTTTAACTTCACAATCAAGTAAAACATTTGCATCAATATGCCAAGCTTTTTCACAGTCGTCTCTAAACACCATGAAAGTAAAGAGAGCATTGGGATATTCTTTTTGCCACTTATCAAGTAATCTTTTCTTTCTATGTGGGATACGTATCTCAGTCCAAGACTCAGGCCAATCTCCCTTCCATGCATACTTTACCTCTACCTCATAGAGGTGATGTGTCTCTGTTCTTGCTTTGCATATAATGTCAAAGTCTTTACGTTCTGTTGTATCGACAGTTGTATAGTTCATGGTGCTGATAAGTTTAAATGCTGCATCTTTTGCAGCCCGGTCAGCTTTGTCGTATAGGCTTTTGTTAAAAGCTTTTCTTACTTCACTCATCTTAATCTTGATCCTTTAATATATATTTATTTACTAAAGTTTCTATATCTCTACACATGTAATGTTTTCTATTTTTATTTCTTTTATTATACATAACTCCCCATCTACCTGTAGTATAATAATACTGATAAGTTATGTAATGTCTTTCTGGATCAGGATCATCTATATAAAAAGCAGGTAATCTTTCATCAAAGCTAAAAGATAGAGAATTATTTTTCAAGTAATTTTCAACATGCTCTTTATCTTGCTCTGTTCTGTACTTCCAAATCACTCCTCTTCCTCCATCAATGGGTTATCAATCTGTGACATTCTACCTGAGTCTTTATCATAATGCAAGTGACAAGCTACACCAGTGTCACCAGTGTATCTATTCTTTAGAATACGTATGGTAGTGGTGTTAGCCTCTACGTCATCGTCTGCTTGTTGGTTACGCTCTAGTGCGATTACTGCATCAGATAGGTGAGCAATAGAAGCAGAGCCACGTAGATGCGAGAGCGATACCTCACGCCCATCCTCATGACCACGATCACCTGACGGTCTACGCAGATGACTAACAAGTAGTAGAGCTATGCCTGTTTCTTCTACGAGAGATCGTAACTTAGTCATGAGAATATCTATAGACTTACGTTCATCACCATTGTCCTCTTGACCTGAGACTAGAATAGACAAGTGATCTAAGAAAACCCACTTACATTCTAATGCTTTTGCCATGTATCTCACACGATCTAGTATCTCATCGTTCTCAATAGAACCAAAGTGATCAAAAGCAAAGAACCTACCAGACCCAATAGTTTTCTTTTGCCAATCATTCAACTGTTCTTGTGTGTACTGCTCACGTATCTCTTTGATATATAATCTGGCGTTTGCTTCTACACTCATGATATTGAACGCAGTGTTACGTGTGTTCTCTTCAAGAGCTAATACACCAATGTTATCTTCAGTGTTACACATAATGTGATGCATTAGCTCACGCATAATACTGGACTTACCCATGCCAGCACCAGAGGTAAACGTCACTAGCTCACCTGTACGCATACCGTAGGTCTTCTCATTCATCTTAGACCAAGGATATAGGCATGTCTCATTTACCTTTTCATCATAGAGAGAAGCACCAAGATCAGCGAGATTGACTATGCCTACTGGTGTGTATGTTCTAGCGTTCCACCACGTATTAACAAACCTCTCACGTTGTCCTGTCTTCAGATACTCATTAGCATCTTTTAGATCCAGACTCATGATCTTACATTTATTTGGTTCAAATAACTTAG